CTTTATCTTTACATACTTTTTCAACTAAATCACTCATCTTTACATAAACAGAATCTGTATCAGAAGCAATAATATAATCTTTATTATCTGTTTTTAAAATACTATTCAACAAAATATTAAGTTTCTTTTCTATCCATCTTATAGTTAACTGACCACTTGTAGTTATAGCTTCTGCTTGTCTTTTATCAAAAAATCTAAAATATTGATTACCAATTGCACCATAAGCACTATTTAAAGATATTTTTTTTGCCCATTGAATATTAAAACATCTTGCAGCTTCTTTTTTATACAAGTCATCATTAGTTTTATCATATTCTCTTTTTGCTTTTATTTCACCTTCTTTAAATTCTATTCTACTTTTATACATTTTGTCCATAAGTTTTGCAAGAAATCCTTCTTTCTCTCTAGTAAAAACTGCACCATTTGGACAAATAGTAATGTTATTATCTTTATAATATTTTGTATTAACTTTTTCATCTAGGAAATTTCTTACACTTACTCCTTCACGGTGCATACCTCTAATAGTTTCAGGAGAAATATTATATTGCATAATTAAATGAGGATACAAAGAATTAATATCAAAAGAAACTATCCAATCATGTTTTCCTAAATCAGGTTCTTTTACATATGCACCTTCAATTTCTTTATCTTTTTTACCTTCAACTCTTGGTGGAATAACTTTATTTTCTTTTCTTAAAAAATTATAGATAATAACATCCCACATTCTAACTTGTGAATATACATCTATATAATTTACTTTAGCATCATAAGCCATAGTAAAAGTTAATTGTAAAAGTCCTAACTTGTCCTCTAACTTATCAACTAAATTTACATCTTGTATATTATATTCTACAAATCTTTGATAATCTTTTTGATAAAATTCTCTAAAAGTTTCATAAGGATTTTCTGTTTTTTCCTCATCTACTTCAGTTTTTCCAATATAACCTAAAGTATAGTTCTCTCTTTTTACAGGAATAAATCTTCTATATAAATCCAAATAATCTAAAGTAGTAATACCTAAAAAATTATAAACCAAATTACTACGACCTGCAAGTATAACATTATCTGACACAACTTTTCCCCAAGGAGATAAGTTACTTAATACTTCATCACCTATAACAACTCTTATTCTATTAACTAGATATGGTATATCAAAAAACTTTACATGCCAGCCTGTTACAACATCAGGTGGATTTTTAGACCAAAACTTTATAATATTTGTTAATAAATCTACTTCATTTTTACATTTAATATAAGTTGCATTTGAATCTTTAGAGATAAAATCTCCAACACCCCAAGTTATAATCTCTTTATTCTGATGATTTTTGATAGTTACACAAATTAATTTTTCATCTGCTTTATTAATATCAGGAAAACCATTTTCACATTCTGTTTCAATATCTAATGTATAAATTTTTATATAATCTTTACTCCATTCAATATCATCTTGATACTCATCAGATATAAATTGATAAAGAAATCTATCCATACCATAAAGTTTAACATTGGAAGAATTTTTATATTGTTTAAGGAAATTTCTAGCTTTATCAATTGAAGGTAATTGAATTTGTTCTACCGGTTCATCTTGTAAAGTGGTAAATGTAGTGTTATCTTTTTTAGATTTTAGGAAAAATGATGGTTTATAATTAACTCTTTTAGCAAAAGACTTTCCATCTTTAATACCACGAATTAATATTTTACCACCATATTGTAGAACATTGGTGTAAAAGTTCATAATATATTTCTATTCAGTAATAAATTTCTTTTTAGGCACAACAACTCCTGTACCAACATTTGCATTATAACTATTTAAAATATCTGTTTTTGGATTCGCTGTAGTTACAACTTTATCTTTACTTAAAATAAATTCTTTATCATCTGAATAGGGTATATAGGGGGATAGGGATAATCTTATTGGACCGCCAGGTTTGACTGCCGGCATAGGAACTATAACAAAAGCATTTTTTATTGTATATTCTTTATCATCACTTTTTAATATTTCACTAATAATATCAGCGCCCATGTCTAATCTTAAAATTTTTATATCTGCCATAATTATATATTATATTACTTATTCGGCCCTTTGTCAATAGGTCGTATTCTTCTACTTAAAACAAATGTTCTTGACGGATTTACTGATACATTCATTCTTCTTATTGTATTTCTATTAATCAATAAATCGGAATGAGAACGGACTCTTGCATCTAATCCAATTTCACAATCTGGATAAACTCCACCATTAAAAATAACATCTAAATTTATTACAGGTCGTCTTTCTGTAACATCATCATTATCTCCAGCAGTATTTGCTCTATAAACTTTACTAATATCTTGTAATTTACTCTTATATCTTTTCTTATTATATGTCCAATAAACTTCTTTTTTTTCTGTATTTATTTTTATTTTTTCGGCATGAAGGGTGCAAGCATAAGAACCATTACCTGTATCTAATTTTGCTCTAACTCTTCCAATAGTTTTTAATTTCATTGTTTCTAACCAACCAACTTCTCTAGTTGATTCTGGATCCCAATAAGCTCTGTTTGAAATATATCTTATAATATTATTTGCTAACATTTTTCCTGTAATTTTACCTTTATGTGTTGGAATAGCATCATAACTTTTATAAGAATAACCTGCATAAAGAGCTCCTGTGCCTGGTGAACCATTGACTTCAAGAACATAAATTTTACCTTTATGAATAATGTGGTCAACTCCCACCATATAACCTTTTGATGCTCTAGCAGCTCTTAATATAACTTTAATTTCTTCATCATTTAATTTATAAGGTTCTGATGTAGCACCTCTATGAATATTTGACCTAAAATCTTTACCTTGGACTCTTTTTGTAGATGCAAAAATCTTTCCATTTACAACAAATGTTCTAATATCATAATCTATATCTAAAAATTCTTGAATTAAAAGTTCTGCATTATGTTTAAACAATGATTGTATATTAGAAATTAAACTTTCAAGACTCTCAACAATAGAAATTCCTATTCCTTGAGTTCCTGTTAGTGTTTTAATAACTACTGGAAACTTCCCACCAATCTTTGCAAAAGCACTTTCTATTTGTTTTTCATTTGAAACAAAAGCAGTTTTAGGTTGAGGTATTCCAAATTGTTCAAAAAGTATTGTAGTTGATAACTTATTGTCAGCAGTTAACATAGCTTCTCTAGTATTAATCATAAAAGAGCCTGCAACTTCAAATGCAGCCATCAATGCAAGTCCAGCAGAATCATCTATTGCACCAGCACGACATATAACACAAGTATTTCTGCCTTCAAATTCTTCTTTATGTTCATCAGCATCTAAATTACTAATAGTTACGGTGCCTTTGTCTATATCTTTATCAGCAACAAAAGCTGTTTTAGTATTAACAATAAAACAAGGAATATCTCTTCTCTTACAAGCTTTTCTAAGCAAAGTTACGGTAAGTTCTTTTTTTGATTTTTCTCCTGACCTTCTTCGTCTAACGGTAGGATTCGCTTTTGTGATGATAACAACCTTAAAAGGCTCATTATTTTCTTTCTCTTCAGAAATAAATTCTCTAAAATTAAGAGCTCTCATACTACTCCTTAAGGTTTATTCTTCTTTTTTGTCGCCTTCGTCGGTTTCTTCAGGCTTTTGTTCCGGTTTCTCTTCTACAATTTCTGGAACTTCTTGACTTTCTGATTCATTATTTTCTTCAGGTTTTCTAACTGATTCATTATCTTCTTCAGGTTTTTTGCCAATGTTATATTTTGCCTGTAAATCCCACTCACTCTTTTCTTTAAATGCTAAAACTTTTATTTGAGAAAGAGGAGCTTTCTTTTCAGCTTCTTCATTTTTTACTATTGCTAGTAAACTCCAATCTTGCAACAATCCTGCTATTGTATTTCGTCTTTCAATATCATTTTGTGTAATTGTTGAGTCTTTGCCATCTAAAGCAAAGAGTTCTTTGAAATGGACAATATAATATTTGCCCTGCTTATGTAATATATGACAAGATTGATATAGTATTTTATCTTTTCTACTTG